TGATTTACCATTCTAATTTTACACAGGGGTGGAGATAACGTCATAAGCCCCAATTTTTAAAACAATATTATGGCAGGTATAAAAAAGACTGATTTTTCAGCAATCAAAAAGAAATTTTCAAAAGAGGCAGAATATAAACCAGACCGTTTTTTCGATTTAGGTGATGCTTTTTTAGATGCATGTGGTATTCCAGGTCCAGCAATGGGTCATATCAATATGTTATTAGGACATAGTGATACGGGTAAAACAACGGCACTTGTAAAGTCTGCGGTAGATGCACAAAAGAAAGGAGTTATTCCTGTGTTCATTATTACCGAACAAAAATGGAGTTGGGAACATGCAGAATTAATGGGATTTGATAGAAACGGAGATTACCTTTTCAATAGTGATTTCGAATACATTGAACAAATCACAGATTATATCAATGAATTATTAGACGCACAAGAGAAAGGAGATTTACCTCACGATTTATTAATCTTATGGGATTCAGTAGGTTCAGTACCATGTAAAATGACTTACGATGGTAAAGGTGGTAAACAACACAATGCATCGGTTTTAGCCGACAAAATTGGTATGGGTATCAACCAACGTATTTCAGGTTCAAGAAGAACAGATAAACCTCATACAAATACATTAATCATTGTTAATCAACCTTGGGTAGAATTACCTGATAATCCTTTTGGACAACCAAAGATTAAAGCAAAAGGTGGTGAAGCAATTTGGTTAAATTCCAGTATTGTATTTTTATTTGGTAATCAAAAAGGTGCTGGTACAACTAAAATCTCAATCACTAAAGATAAGAGAAAAGTTAAGATTGCAACAAGAACAAAAATTTCTATCATGAAAAACCACATCAACGGTTTAGGATATGAAGATGGACGTATCTTAGTTACATCACACGGATTTATGCCTGGTAGAGAAGATTCTGAAGAGAAGAAATCTATCGAAGATTACAAGAAAGAAAATGGAGATTACATCAGTAAGATGTTAGGCGTTAATGTTACAGACGCTTCCGATATTGAAGTTGTAACAGAGGATACGGACCTATAAATTTAATTAATGTCGGTTTTATTAGTAGATGGAGATAATTTACTTACAATTGGTTTCTATGGTGTCAAAAATTACTTCTATAAAGGCACACACATTGGAGGAATATATCATTTTCTTAATACTCTTAGGAGAGCGTTTGAAATCTACAATTTAGATAAAATCGTTGTTTTTTGGGACGGTTATGATGGTTCATTAAGTCGTAAGAAAATCTATTCTCGTTATAAAGAAAATAGACGTTCAAGACTTAGGTCTGAAGAAGAATCGATATCATACAATTATCAAAGAGACAGAATTAAACAATATCTTGAAGAACTTTATGTTAGACAAGGTGAGTTTGAACTATGTGAAACTGATGATTGTATTGCATACTATGTTCAAAATTCAAAACAAGAAAATATAATTATTTATTCATCTGATGGTGATTTAACACAATTAGTTTCTGAAAATGTAAAAATTTATAACCCATCACACGGAAAATTATATCAACAAAACGATATGTTCGTTTATGACCGTGAGGAGATTTTAATTGAAAATATTAAAATCGTAAAAATGATGTGTGGAGATTCTTCAGATAATATTGCAGGTATTAAAGGTATGGGTGTTAAGAGATTTTTATCTTTATTTCCTGAACTTAAAACAAAACAAATTACACTTAAAGAAATTAGAGAAAAAAGTGAAATTTTATTTGAACAGGATAAACACAACAAATTAATTACAAATTTAATCACAGGAGTAACAAAACACGGAGTATTTGGGGATGAATTTTTTGAATTGAATAATCGTGTGGTTAGTTTAGATGAACCCTTTCTAACTGAAGAATCTAAAGAAGTTATTGAATTATTAATAAATGAAAACTTAGACCAAGAAGGTAGGTCATATAAAAATGCGATGAAAATGATGACCGAAGACGGAATATTCAACGTACTACCAAAATCAGACGATGCGTGGATTAAATTCTTAAATCCGTTTTTAAGATTAACAAGAAAAGAAAAAAACAAAATAAAAACAAGAACAATCAAAATTAAAACAAATGAGTAGAGAAAATCAAAATCAGGAAAACATTACAAAATTTGAGTTTTTACTTTCTTTAGAAGGTAACATTGTATGTCAAAGGTACTTTAATGTTAGAGACCATTATAAACAAGCTAGAAGTTCTATGGATCTCCATTATTATGTAAAAAATATTTGTGAAGAAATTCAGGAAGATTTGAAAATAAAAAGTTCCAATTACCTATGTGAAAATCAAAATTTTATCCTCAATTCCGAGAATGTGGAAGATAAGGCAAATGAAGAAAAAGAGCATTTTTTATTGGAAATTAAGCTAGGAGATGATGTATTTATTTCAAGAATATTTCCAGCATACACCTACCATCCAAAGGCAAGGTATACTGTTGATATTCGTCCAAGATTGAAGACAATTTTGTCAGACTTAACTGACATTTTATCTTCTGACGAGTTAGAAACGGTTTATTTAGAACACGATTTGACTTACAAATTTTAGAAAAAAATATATATAAATAATTTATGGAAGGAAGGAATTTTGGTTACTTAGGATTTACATTTCAACAATCCCTTATAAAGGCGATTATTGAAGATAAGAAGTATGGTGAAACTATAATTGATGTTATTGAAAGTAAATTTTTCGATAACAATTCATTTAAATTCATCATGGAGAATATGAAAGAATTGTACAAATCGTACAACAAAATTCCCGATTACAATACTTTGGCACAGAAAATAATGGTCGAAGGTTCTGGTAGTCAAACCTCTAAAATTCATACAGATACGTTGGAGGCTATTAAAGATAATGAACAACAAATTGAATATGTAAAAGATACCGCATTAAATTTCTGTAGACAACAAAATTTAAAAAAGGAACTTAAAAACGTACAAAACATTATCGATAATGGTGAGTTCGAAGCTTACAATAAAATC